AATCCAGTGCCGATTGATTGGCAAGGCAAAGTAAATTTAAGATGGAAGCGCACAGTACCTGTAAACCCAATGGTAGCAAACGTTTCTGAAATAATATTTGATAAATTACCCGTAGTAACAGTTCAAGAACAAATTGGAGTTCAATTAGATCGACAATATGCTACAACCCAATTTCCTACTTATAACACCGGGACTGTTCGTTTCTTTTCACAAAACGGACAACCAGCTATTGAATTAACCGGCGGAGAATTTGAATCTGATATGAAAACTGGAACTATTACTGTTTCGTCGCCTACAAATCCTACGCCTACACCTGCGTATCCGATTGTTAGCACACCTTATGTGTCTACAATTAAAAAGATATTAACTCCAACTACTGCATTGTTAGATCAAGACTATACGGTGTATAGTAGCGAAAGTATATTTCCACACACATACAATGAATTTGAAAATAGTTCATATTCGTTATCATATGAATCTACTCCAGTATATATAGAAACTGAAAACTCACAATCATTTGCATATATACAAATAGAAGGATTAGAACCAGCTACTGGTGATGTTAGTCGAACTAAGGTTTATACTAATAATAAAGGAACAGTTGGCACATGGGAATTAGTTAATGATGTAGAATTAGAAGAAACAGAAATATTTGTACCTAGCACATCATCATTATTACCAGACGTTAGCATTGGAACATTTGTAACACAGAGCACTATTGATACATATTGGGAAGCACATTCATATCAAGGAAAATCAGAAGGCACTGCTCCAACATTAACATGGACTACTGAATCATTAGATCGAGCTACATTAATAGATAGTTCTATAGACATAACTGCAAATAATAGCGTATTAACATTTCAAAATAAAGATGCATATAAAGGTGTATTTATTGCTACGAGTTCATATAAAGTAACATTAGATGCATTAGGAACTCGTAGCAGTGTTAGTAGTAACAATGATCCGGTAATTAGTATTTATATATCCGGAAGTGCATTTGATTATGATACTACAGATTTATTTAATCAAGATTTACCAAAAACATTAGGAAAACGAATTGGTGAGCTTCGTGTTACTGGAGACTCTCAAAGATTTGATGACGAAACATTTAGTTTTGAAACTAATAGTGCAGGCCATGGAAGTATAATATTAGTAGTAGAAAGTGGAATTTGGCAAGTTGCTGATATTCGAACTACAACAGACAATGATGCAGGATATACTCCAAATTATACCAGGATAAAAACATTTGTAGAAACTACACATAAAATAGACAATCAAATATCTTTTAAAGTAGAATATTACAATGTAGACGGTGTAGCTAGTAAACAAATAACATATGTATATGATAAGAATTGGGAAGGCGGAAATCGTTATGTAGACGGTGATTTTTCAATGCTTACTGGATCTTTATATGTAGCAGATTCATTAAATAGTGGTGTAGCTATAACTGGTAATAGTGGTACGGGATTTGTTAGATCATTGGGATATGATGGGTTTGAATCTGGATATCCCGGATTTTTATTGTGGAGTGGATCTGCACTACCTGGTTTTAATACTAAAGGCGGAGTTCCATATAGTGGTGTAGGATTAGAATTATATTTAGATAATAATAGTTATTTTAGATATTCTACTACAGATGATGAAATATATATAGCAACACAAAATTTCTTTTTAGGAGATCCAAATACTGCGTTTATAAGTGGTAGTGATAGCAACATAGAAATATCTGCAAGTGGATTTCATTTAACACCAGAAGGAGATGTTACTGCATCTAGCTTTATCGCTCAGCAAGGAGGAAACACATTATTTGATAGTAACAATGAATTTGTAGATGGAAAAAATATAGGCCGAGTAGTTTATTTTGATAGAGATGAATTTACACATACCGGAAATATTGGAACAAGTGGAGGAACTCCAGTAACGGCATCGGTATTTGAAACGTTTATACTACCTGGAGAAACAAGAATGCAATTATCATGTATGCTTGAATTTAGGAACTCAGCTGGGTCAAATAAAAGTTTACAAACAGCTGTATATATACAATCTGCTAGCTATACATCATCAATATCAGATGATACTGCAGATCATTACGATTCTTGGAGTAATTCTACTTTATTAAGTACTACAACATTATTATCAGTGATTGGAGCTGGAGATACCGGATCGACTGGTCGTACTACTGAACTCGTTACGGGAAATAATTTAGATAATTTTCAAGGTACATTTGTTAAAGTTTTTTTAATAGTACAACATCCAGGCGCAGGACACCTAGATTCATTATTAAAAATGAAAAATTTTGTATTTAGAACAAGTAGAACAGTTGGTGGAGCAACAACGCCACCTTTAGCACCACTACCACCAGGATAATTTAATTAAACATATTTATATAAAATGAATAAAACTACAGTACTTTTTCCAGGCGGGTTTAAACCATTAACAGGTGCCCATTTAACATTAGCACAACGCTATGCAAATTCTTCCAATGTAGAACGAGTAATAATGCTCATCGGTCCAAAAGAACGAGATGGGGTAAGTCGTCAAGACAGCGAAGAAATATTTCGATTAATTAACACTAATCCTAAAATAGAAATACGTCCTACAGACTTTAACAGTCCAATAATGGCTGCGTATGAATTTTTATTTGCACTGCCAGAAGATGATATGGGAACATATGCAATGGCTGCATCTAAAAAAGGAGATGATTACGCTAGGACATTGAGTTTTGCAGGAAACGTAGAAAAATATAAAACTGTCGGAGACAAAAAAGGCAGAAAAATCCCGGCCGGCGTAGAAGTGAATCCATTAGAGATAGATGTTGAACCATTAACATATAGTAACGGCGATCCTATTTCAGCCAGCACTATACGACAAGCAATTGCTAATAATGACTATGAAACATTTGCAGCATCATATCCTGGAACAAAAGAAGCCGTTCTTAAAAATATATGGCAAATGCTAACCGGAGTGCAGGAGTCAATATTTAGCAAATCGTGGTGGGGCAATCAATTAGCAGAAGATATAGACGAAGTAGCAGAAGGATATCAAACTCCTAAATTAGCTCGAGCTCACGATAAAAAAATAAAAAAACTAAGAAAACATTTAGATCGAAGTCGCGGAGAAGAATTTGTATATGATTTTGCTAATTTTGGTAAAACTGTGTTTGGTGCACCATTATATGAAAATTATATTACGCGTGACGAATTAAAATCTATAGAACCAACCGTAGACAGATTCTTTAAGCGTTACGGTATTGATGTAGACTTTCAAGGATATGCAACGCATTTTATGGACCGATTAAATGATCCTAGAAATGAAGGAACAATTACACTTGACGATTTAGAAAATTTATTTTTAGATTTATCATCAGAGTATGGCGAAGAAATAGTCCAACAAGTAATGAGAGGCAATCCATCAGCAGTAACATCAGACTATCAATTTGACGTTCCCATTCATATGCCATTTCAATTACATTTTGATCAGAGTTTAGGACAAATAAAATTGATTCCTAGAACAGTTAAATCACAACGACGTCCATGGAGATCAAATAATCCGTCTGATAAAATATATACAATAGAAAATGTATTAACAGAAGGCGGCGCAGCAGGACATATGAATCATCCTTATGACTCTCATGGATTAACTTTCAATGACATGAAAGAAATAGTATCCAGAGCATTAGAAGGACGACTTGACATGGAAGAAGCCGTTACTGAAAAGACAGACGGACAGAACATTCAAGTAACTTGGAAAAACGGACAACCAGGTTTTGCTAGGGGAATAAAAACTAGAAAAGATCCATTAACACCTGCAGAAATTGTTGCTGAATTTGAAGCAAAATATCAAAAGTCAGTTGAAGCTAATGGAGTTAAAGGGGCAGAAGGATATAAATTAGTAGTAGACGCATTTCGTGCAACAGCAGAAGATTTAACGGCATCTTTAAGCAAATTATCTAAAGAGACACTTATGCGTATATTTAAAAACGGTAAAGTGTTTGCAAACATGGAAATTATATATCCTGCTACTACCAATGTTATTGCTTATGAGCAAGCAGTGCTTCAATTTCATAATCTAGTTGAATATGACGAAAATGGAAAAGTAGTAGAAACAGATGTAACTGGTGGCACTATGCTTCAACAAGTAATACAAGATGCTAATGCACATATGCAAAAGACATTTTCATTTATTCCGCCTAACAAATTAAAATTGGGTCGTATAGAAGATTTTGAAGATCAACAAGCAGCATTCTTTGCTGAAATAGATAGTTTAAAAAATCAATTTGGTCTTAAAGAAACTGATCGTGTATCTGAATATCACAGAGCATGGTGGAAAGACGTCGTACGAGAAAAAGCATATCAATTAGATTATGCTATACCACAAGATGTATTAGAAATACTAACTAACCGTTGGGCATTCAATGATAAGTCTACAAGAATAAATAACGTAGTTAAAATGATAGACAATGAATCTTTTTCTGCATGGGTTTCGGCCTTTGATAAAAAAGATTTTAAAGCATACCAAAAACAAAATATAGAACCTTTTGAATCTATATTTTTAAAACTTGGTGCGGTAGTGTTAAAAAACATAAAAAACTATTTAGCAGTTAGTCCAGATAAAGCAGTTCGTCAAATTAAAAAAGACTTGATGTCATTGATTAAAGACTTACAAACATCAGATAATCCTGACACACTTAAAAAATTAGAAACACAATTAAAAAAAATAGAACGAATAGGTGGCTTTGATACTATAGTACCAATTGAAGGTATTGTATTTACATATGGTGGTAACACATATAAGCTAACAGGTTCATTTGCTCCAGTAAATCAGATACTAGGAGTGTTAAAATACGCAAGGTAATATTTATATTAAATAAACGGATAAAAGCATGGCAAAAAACGAAACAAAGCATAAAAGCAAATACACTGCGCCTAAAGATATGGCAAAGTCTCAAAAACCAGAAGTACGGTCTGATCTTAAAGATTATATTAAAGACATAGTTAGAGACTGTATGTGGGAAGTTTCTGGAGAAATTCAACCAGGTATTAGAAAAGATGATAAATGGGATAAAGACGCAAAATCATATCCATTTGTTCACAACAATGCAGACGGAAAAGATGAAGCTCCAGACATGGTTCCAGATCGCAAAGATGCTGACAATGCATATCCGATTAAAATGATGCAAGATGGCGATCCTAAAATGGCAGCACATGCAAAAAAAGCTTTTGAAAAAAATATTGAAAAAGACACAGAAGATTATTTAGAAGCCATGGCTCAACGTAACACCGGTGAAAAATTAAAAGAAGATATTAAAAAATTATCTGAATCACAAAAAGAGCAACTCGTACGAAAGTATATACGAAATAAAATTGTTAAAGTATTACAAGAACAAACTGAAATAGAGCCAACCGAAATGCCTGGTGCAGAAACGCCACCTGCCGAAGCACCTGCAGCCGAAGCACCAGCAGCTGAAGCACCACCTGCTCCTGAAGTCGAAGCCGACCCAGAAATTGACAGTGAAGATGCAAAAAAAGAAAAATTAAAAAACATACAAAAGTCTCCGGAATATTTTAAAGATTATTTAGAAATACACAAAGACAGTATGAATATACCTAAATTAATAAAAGTTGGTCTCGATCCATTACTAGACACATTACAATCATTAGATGGAGATCAGAAGAAATTAGCAATGCGAATGATAATGCAGACTGTAGCTCGTTCTAAACAAGATTATGCTGCAGCTGATTTAGAAATAACATAAAAAACATATGGGAAAAAATAAGTTACAAAACATCAAAGCTATCGAAAAAATGCTCGATGGCACACACAAGTTTCAAACCAAAAAAACTATAGGATTTAGTGATACTGAGTCAACGTCTAAACAAAATGAACGACATGAAATTGGGGACATTTGGGAAGACGTCGATGCTAATGGCAATATATATGTCATAGAACAACACGATGGATTTCGAACACGTAAACCAAAAAATTCTGAAGTATTAAGTGAAGTTCGAGAAGAATTGAGATCATTTGCAAATTGTCCAAAAGAAACATGCACTTGTGATCCAACATATCATCTCAACAAAAAAATGAGAGCTATACACGGAATGTGTTTTGATTGTGTTATTGACATGGAACATGAACTTAAAAAACAAGGAAAGTTTGAAAATTATGCTCGAGAAAAAATGCGAGCTAATGCATTAGCATGGTTACAAAAAGCAGAACAAGACGTTGATATGCTCCGTGAGGCATATACTAAAGCATCTAAACTAGTTATCAATGGTCAAGGTGATACCGAGTCATGGGCAGCACAGATGACGCCAGAAGAGTTCGAAGAAAAAGTTACAAACGGATTTGAAAAATACAAAGAAGATTTTTTAAATAAATTAGATAAACACACAAACGGAGAAAATAATGAAAATTTGGAACAAGATTAAATCATCAGTATTATGGATAGGAATTGCTATAGTTGGACTATTAGGACTTATAGCAGCATTTGGTCGATTATTTACAAAACACACAAAAAAGAATATTCAGAAAAAAATTGACAACAACGAAAAAAAGATTGAACGAGTCAAAGGTAAAGAAGATCAATTAAAAACACAGAAGCGACAAGTTAAAAAAGAATTAACTGATTTAAAAGAAACAGTTAAGAAAACTAAAACCGTAAAACGTAAACCGGCACCAAAAAAAGTTCCTGCAAAAAAGAAAAATACTAGTTCAGCAAAGAAAAATATTGTTTCTAAAACAAAAAGAAAAAAATGAAACAAATAATTTTTATATTATTATTTCCAATAACATTATTCGGACAAACCGTAACTGATACGTGTTTTACAGAACAACAGATACACGACATATCAGAAACATTAGATGAATTATATTATCAAGATTCAGTTAATAATGCATTAATAACACAGCAAGAAGCAGTTATAGAAAAACAAGATGAATTACTTCGTTTAGATTCTTTACAAATAGAATACAAACAACAACAGATTAATTTACTTGAAGAAAATATAGATTTATACGTAAAGCAACAAAAAAGGTTACAACCTAAATGGTATAATCATAAAGCTTTATGGTTCGGTAGTGGTATATTAACTACGATATTAACTGGTAAATTAATAGTAGGGGCAATTCAATAATGGCTAATCCTAACATAAAACAAATAATTCAACAGCAATATCAAATGTGTGCTGCTGACCCTGTTTTTTTTATGCGTCAATATTGTTATATACAACATCCTAAACGAGGTAAAATTAAATTTAATTTGTTTGACTTTCAAGAAACGTCATTAACACAATTACAAAATAATAGATACAGTGTTATATTGAAATCTAGGCAATTAGGTATATCAACACTGTCTGCAGGATTTGCTTTATGGAGCATGTTATTTAAAGAAGACTTTAACGTGTTAGTTATTGCAACCACACAAGAAGTAGCAAAAAACTTAGTAACTAAAGTTCGGGTAATGCATGATAACTTACCAAGTTGGCTCAAGGGGTCAATTGAAGCAGACAATAAATTATCTTTAAAATTTCGTAATGGCTCACAAATAAAAGCCGTATCATCAGCAACTACCGGTGCACGTTCAGAAGCACTATCTTTACTAATAATTGATGAGGCTGCTTTTATTAGAAATATTGAAGAAATATGGATAGCATCACAAGCAACCTTATCTACTGGTGGTGGTGCAATAGTATTATCTACACCAAATGGTATTGGTAACTGGTTTCATAAAACATGGGTTGATGGTGAAACAAATCCACAAACACAATGGCACAACATAATGCTTCATTGGACAGTTCATCCAGATAGAGATACTGAATGGAGAAATGAACAAACACAATTATTGGGTGAACGGGGAGCAGCACAAGAGTGTGATTGTGACTTTGTTAGTTCAGGACATACTGTAGTTGATGGTAAAATATTAGCAGAATATGAATCTAAATGTTCAGAGCCATTAGAAAAACGTGGTTTTGATAACGGTTATTGGGTTTGGGAATATCCTGATTATTCAAAAAATTATATAATTGTAGCTGATGTTGCTCGTGGTGATAGTGCCGACTGGTCTGCATTTCATGTTATTGACGTCGAAACAGTTACTCAAGTAGCCGAATATAAAGGTAAACTACCTCCTAAAGATTTTGGAAATATGTTAGTTACCGTAGCTACGGAATGGAACAACGCGTTGCTAGCAATTGAAAATGCTAATATTGGTTGGGCAGCAATTCAACCAGCATTAGATAGAAACTATGAAAATTTATTTTATACATATAAAGATGACGGATATGTTGATGTTGATATTCAATTACAAAAAGGATACGACATGAAAGATAAAACTAAAATGGTTCCTGGAGTATCGACAACAAGTAGAACAAGACCACTAATGATATCTGCATTAGAAATGTATATGCGAGAAAATACACCAGTTATACGCAGTAAACGACTCATACAAGAACTATTTGTCTTTCAGTGGTTAAATGGCAAAGCACAAGCACAAGTAGGTTATAATGATGACTTGGTAATGAGTTTTTGTATTGGCCTTTGGCTCAGAGATACATCTTTAAAACTAAGACAGCAAGGTATCGATCTAAATAAAAGAGCATTATCTCAATTTCAAAAAACAGATAGTGTTATTTATACTGGAAAAAACAAACCAAGAGACTCCGGATGGGATTGGCACAACGGCCAAAACGATGAAGGTTTAACATGGTTATTGTAAAAAATTGCTTGGATCTTTAACATGTTATATTTATAATAAAAGAAATACTATATGGCATCTTTAAGAAAACGTTTACAGAACTTGTTCAGCACCAATGTTATTGTTCGTGCATATGGCAAAGATAAACTAAAAGTTGTTGATACAAACAAACTTCAATCAGTTGGAAACTTAGCACAAACTAAATTAGCAGACCGATATACTAGGCTACATGGCTCTAATAAACATAAAGTAGGGGGCATACATGGAGGCTATGACTCTAATTACTATATGCATCAAAATCGTATACAATTGTATACTGATTATGAAATGATGGACCGAGACCCGATTATACATTCGGCATTAGATATATACTCAGATGAGTCTACACTTGAAGATCAATTCGGTGATATACTCACTATCAAGACCAATAACACCAAGATACAAAAAATACTTTATAATTTATATTATGACATCCTTAACATTGATTTTAATATGTGGGCATGGATTCGTAACATAACAAAGTATGGTGATTTCTTTTTAAAATTAGACATTGCAGATGAAATTGGAATCATCAATGCCAGACCATTTTCTAGTTATGAAATAGAACGTTATGAAGAATATGATGAGGTTACTGGTGAATATGATATAAAATTCAAACACATTGGCGGCTATGATGAATCATATGAAGTATTTGAAATAGCACACTTTCGTTTGTTATCTGACTCAAACTTTTTACCATATGGTCGTTCTATGCTCGAAGGGGCAAGACAAGAATTTCAAAAACTAACAATGCTTGAAGACGCAATGCTCATACACAGAATAATGAGAGCACCAGAGAAGCGTATATTCAAGATAGACATAGGTAACATACCACCTAACGAAGTTGATACATTCATGGAACAGATTATCAACAAGATGAAAAAAATTCCACACGTTGATCAACAAACTGGTAATTATAATCTTAAGTTCAATCTAAATAATATGCTTGAAGATTACTTTTTACCTGTTAGGGGCGGACAGTCATCAACACAGATAGACACACTACCAGGAATGACATGGACTGGTACTGAAGATATTGAGTATGTGAAAAACAAAATGATGGCAGCTCTTAAGATACCGAAGCCATTTTTAGGTTTTGATGAGGGGGTTGAAGGTAAAACTACATTAGCGTCAATGGATATTCGATTTGCTAGAACCATTGAACGAATACAAAAAATAGTAATTTCTGAATTATATAAAATTGGTATTGTTCATTTAGCAACACAAGGTTATGAAGGTGAAGATCTTATTGGTTTTGACCTATCATTGACACCACCATCGATAATCTACGATCAACAGAAAGTTGCATTGATGAATGAAAAAATAAATTTAGCTAACACCATGAAAGACAGCAAATTGGTGTCAGATAAATATATATATGAATTCATATTTAATATGTCCGAAGAACAGTGGCTACAAGAACGTGTTAATGTGATTGAAGATCTTAAGCTTAGATTCCGTCAAAATCAAATTGAACAAGAAGGTAATGATCCTACTATAACAGGTGTCTCATATGGTACGCCACACGACCTAGCTTCAATGCATATGAGCACTGATGAAGTTGAAGACAAAGATGTAGGGGGTCGACCTAAAGAAGGAATTAAATACGGACAACATGCAAATGAATTTGGATGGGATCCAACTGGTAAGAAAACTATAGATCAAGCATTTAATCCTGAAAATCAAAAGACTGCTTTTCAACCTAATCCTAGGAGGCGAAAGGTAACTATGACTCAAGAATCTCAAAATGTTTTAAATTATTATAGAAAACAAAAAGGACAAAAAATTATAACAGAAACGTTTAATTCTTCATCTAAAGATAATGATTTAGGAACAATGTTAGATGAAAACAATATTTTATAGATTCGTCCATATTTATTAATAAAGAAAACTACTGGCTGCAGTATGAAAAAATTAAAACATTCAAAATACAAGAATACCGGGATTCTTTTCGAGATGCTTGTAAGAAAGCTAACATCAGAAACAATGTCTTCTGACAAAACAGTAACCGTCGATATAATTAAAAAATATTTTGGTAAAAATACTGAATTAGCAAAAGAATTAAACTTATATAATTCAATAATTAAAGAACAACACAAATCAGAAGCTCGAGCGTTAGAATATATACGAACTATTAGAGAAGCATATACACGTCTTAATCAAAGTACTTTGAAACGTCAACGATATAATTTAGTAAAAGAAATATCTGAAAATTTTGTATTTGAACGAGTATCAAAAATACACATAAACAATTACAAAGCATTAGCATCGATATACATGTTGTTTGAATATAAAGATTCAGACAATCCAAAAAGATTAATGGAATGTAAAAATGCAGTATTAGAACACACATTGTTAACAGAAAAAGCAATGCTTCCAAAAGATGAGTTGTTAGAAACATTTTCTAAACAAGAAAAGGATACAAGATTATTAGCATATAAATTAATGATAGATAAATTTAACAACAAATATTCAGTACTTTCAGAATCACAGAAACAGTTGTTAAACAAGTATATTACCAATGTTAATGACACAGAAGCATTACGTGAATATATTAGCAATGTTATTCCTACATTAAAAACACGTTTAGCAGAACATTCAAAACATATAACAGATAATGTTACAAGAATAAAAGTTGAACGACTATCAGAAATGCTTTGCAATGTAGAAACAATGAAAAAATTAAAAGAATCACATATAGTGTCTTTAATGCGTTATATGGATTTAATTGATGAATTAAATAGGATACATAAATGAAATCATTCTTAAAACAAATAAACGAAAGTTTTCATGCACTTGACGAAAAAGCAGCAAAACCTGATTATTTAGATTTTGATGGCGATGGTGATAAAAAAGAACCAATGAGAAAAGCGTTAAAAGATAAAGAACAAAATGAAGCAGTAGATCAAGATAACGATGGTAACAATGATTTTGATGATGTTAAAATTGCAAGAATGATGGCATCGGGTATGTCAAAAGAAGATGCACTTAAAAAAGTTCAAGAAGAAAAAGAAATAGACGAAGCATCTACTTCTGCAGGCGCAGGTTCATATATGACTCCAAAAGCTTTTGGTAAAGCAGATGATGATACTGTTGAAGCCATGGGATATAAACGAGTTCAAGAAGCAATGGATCAAAAGTATGAACAACTTATTGAAGGCTATAAGCATTTTGCTCTAGGAGAAAATAATTCTTCACCAACACAAACAGTAAATCGAGCTATTAGAGAAGTAGCAAAACAGTTAAAATCAATTGAAGAAACTGTTAAATACACAAGCAGATTAAAAACAGAATCTGGAATATCACATTCAGGATTTAGTAGCGGAACACATAATGCTTTAAGAAAAATATCAGAGCGATTAATTAAAATATCAGAGAGAGTTAGATCATTAGGAGAGTAAGATATGTCAAAGCCATTATTAGTAGAATATATGAAGTTTAATCCAATTGGGTCACTCAATGAGTCAAATGGTGCAAAATATGGAATTCCAGGTGGATTTGTAGTTCAAGGCATACTACAACGTAGTGGCGCAAAGAATCAAAATGGACGTGTATATCCTAAAAATATATTAATGCGAGAATGTCAACGATATCAAAAAGAATATATAGATCAAAACAGAGCTTTAGGTGAATTAGATCATCCAGAGTCAAGTGTTGTCAATTTAAACAATGTGTCTCATAATGTTTTAAAAATATGGTGGGAAGGCGATGATCTTAAAGGCGTAGTTCAAGTATTAGATACGCCGTCTGGTAAAATATTAAAGTCTTTATTCAAAGAAGGTATAACACTAGGAATATCTAGTAGAGGTTTAGGTAGTGTTAAAGAATTAAGAAATGAAGGCGTTGTAGAAGTTCAAGATGATTTTGAATTGATTTGTTGGGACTTTGTTAGCAATCCATCAACACATGGAGCTTTTATGGGAATGATGAAAGAATCGGTTGAAAAAAATAAAACAAATAAATACGGAAAAGTTAATGATCTAATCACATCAATATTGTGTGAAGATGGTAAATGTAGGATATAATATGAAATTTGAAAATAAACGATTGAAAATAATAAGAGATCTTGTTAATGAAGATGCATCTAAACAAACAGTATTTAGTGAAGGACCAGCACCATTAACTACAGAACAAAAAAGACAATTTGTAGAAGCATGTAAAACATTTTCGCATATGGGAGAAAGTGTATATGGATCTGGTAAATTAAAAGAGATTGTAGAACGTATTACTAGTATTGTAGAAATTGGCTCACAACTTGTCACTGAAAAAGAAGATATAGTAGACAGTGTTTCAGCAAGTCGTCATATGAAAGGTATGGGTGTTGCTCTTAAAGAATTTCAAAAATCTGCAAATGAAGTAATGATTCACGAACGCAGAATGGAAGCTGCATTTGAAGATATTGCAGAAGGTATTCAAAAATATTTCGATGTAGGATAATTTGGACATTTAAATATTTATTTATATAATATAAAAGAATGATAATGAGTAAGTTTAAAAAAATGTATAAAGACTTTTTTAGTTTAAAAGAACAAAAAGTAACATATTCTGATGACGAAGTAGCTAATTTAACAAAAGCTGCAGATGAAGCAGAACGTTTAAAACAAGCTATTACATCTGAAGAACTTATAGACGAAGCTCAACTAGTAAACAACTTAACAGACTATGCAGGACATGTTATATATCAATTACGTGACCCGCAAGAAGCTAACGCAGTAGCCAAAGAAATACAACGATGGACTACTAAAAAGGGGTTTACTATTATTGCTCATAAAAAATCCAAATCAGGTCGCACAGGATATTTTTATTTCAGAGTAGGAGAAGATCCAGGATCGGAATCACAAAAGATTCAAGGATATTTTGCACAACTACCCGAGCTTAACAAATTTGCATTTAAAGCCCCTAGAAGCAAAGCCCCAAGAAGAAGACCAAGTAGAAAATTTTAAAACAAGTTATATGAGTAAAAAACAAAAACACCACAAAAGTATCGTAGCCGGTACACCATCAGCTATTGCAGTAGTAGACAGAGACATTTCATTTGCATTGAGATCATTTAAAAGAAAAATGAAACAACTAGGAGTATTAGACGCATTAAAAGAAAATAGAACTTTTACTAAACCTAGTGTAAAACGTAGAGCTCAATTAATTAATGCAAAATATATGCAGAAAATTAGAGATATACATCAATACGATTAATAAATAAATAATTTTTTTATGAGTCCTAGCAGAAATGTTAGGACTTTTTTACTGTTTTTGTACTAGCCTTATATTTATATTGGAAATACGCTATCTCTATATAGTGTCTATAAAAATAATATTCTATTAAGATTTCAAATAATCTTATTTCCAAAAAACAAATTTAAGGAGAAAACAAATGGCAAAAACAGATTTGCTAAAAGAAGCAATTGCTGACGCTAAGGCCGTTAAAGAAACTGCATTAGCAAACGCAAAGATTGCGCTTGAAGAAGCTTTCGCTCCAAGAATCCAAAGCATGTTATCTGCTAAGCTATCCGAAGAACTCATGGATGAACAAGATGAGTTAGAAGATGCTGAATTAGATATGGCTGCTGGTGAAGAAGGTGATGTACCTGCTGAACTAGATGGCGACATGGCTATGGATGATATGGGTGACGAAGGTGAACCAATGGATGTTGGTGATATCGAACTCGATACTGACATGGATGGTGAAATTGACTTTACTGGTGACATAATGTCAAAACCAGGAACGGAAGCCGAACCAGCTATAGACGACATGGGTGAACCAGAAATGGATGCAGTTGATGCAGAATTAGACGGTCCGTCGGACGAAATGGGTATTGAAGAGATCATCAGAGAGTTAGAAGAAGATTTAGACGAAGGTGAAGGACATTATGCTGAAGAAGAAGAACCTGTAATGGGCGAAAATTATTCAGAAGAAAATAATGGAACTGACGAAGGACAAGTTTTAGAATCAACTGATAAATCTATTGACGAACTTATCGAAGCAATCTTAGCTGAAGAAGAAGAAGAGAAAGAAGAAGAGAAAGAAGAAGAAACAGTTGATGAATCAAATTGTGGCGGTACTCGTAAGAAAAACGAAGAGATGAAAGAAGCTCTCGAAGAAGCTTATGATACTGTAGGACATCTTAAATCAGTAATCAACGAAGTTAATCTTTTAAATGCAAAACTTCTTTACACAAACAAATTGTTCCGAAATTTTGAGTTGAACGAATCACAAAAAATGAAAGTGATTGAAAACTTTGACAGAGCTGGTAACACCAGAGAAGCAAAATTGGTATTTGCAACTTTAGCAGAATCATTCCATAAGCCTAGCAGAGGAAAAAAAGTAGTTAAAGAATCAAGATCAATGGCATCTAAGCCTGTTGCAACAACTGCTCCAAGCAAAGAGACAACTCAAGTATTAACTGAAGGCTTTGAACAAGCCAACCGTTGGAAGAAACTAGCGGGTTTAATTAAATAACTTTAAAACAAAGGAAACGAAAAAATGAGTTTAAATTCATTATTACAAAGTCCTGATGCCTCTCAAAGAAATGCTGTTAAAGCACACGTTTCTAAATGGGAGAAAACAGGTCTTTTAGAAGGTCTATCTAATGAGACTGAAAAAGCCGGTATGGCTACTTTGCTTGAAAACCAAGCAAGACAATTAGTAAAAGAAGCAAATGCTACAGGTACAGCAGCTGGTTCTGAGGAATGGGCAGGAGTTGCTCTTCCATTAGTAAGAAGAATCTTTGCTGAATTTGCAGCTAAAGAATTCGTATCAGTACAACCAATGAACTTACCATCAGGTCTAGTATTTTACTTAGACTTTAAATATGGTACAGCTCGTCCAGGATTTGATGATGATAATGCCGATCCAGTATCAGCAAACGGTCATCCATTTGGAACTCCAGAAGCTGACGATTCAATGTTTGGTGTTACTAATACATCAGGTGATCCATCAGGTGGTCTTTATGGTGCAGGTAGATTTGGATATTCAATTCCAAACGCAACTGGCGTTGCCGCAACTGTATCTGCAGGAGCCTCTACAGGTTCAGGAGCTGCTCACACAGCTGCAACTAGTGCATCATTGAACTTTGATTCACTTTACACTGCTAATTCTGGTCAGTATTTTAATTTAACAGTACCAGTACCAACTGATGCTGATGCATTAGCAGTTAGATCATTTACTTTGATTTCTGGTTCAACTGAAATTATTCCTGTACAAGCATTCTCAACTATTGACGCTAACTTTACAGCATCAATGGTAGTAACTGCTTCATTGGCAGGCGGTGCAACTGGTATTCAAGTAGCAATCGATAACAATGGCTTGAATGTTAACTATAGCAAAGCTCCAACCGATATTACAAGAGGTGACTTTGAAGATGCTAATCCGTTTAAAGGATCTGGTGCTAATACTGGTATCGATGATGGTACAGATATTGACATTCCAGAAGTTAACTTAGAACTTCAGTCTGAGCCAATCGTTGCTAAGACTCGTAAGTTAAAAGCTGTATGGACTCCTGAGTTCGCTCAAGACCTTAACGCTTATCACTCAATCGATGCAGAAGCAGAATTAACTTCAATGTTGTCTGAGTATGTATCAATGGAGATTGATTTAGAGATTCTTGATATGTTGATTTCATCTGCTCCAACTACTGAGTATTGGTCAGCAGTAAACAATGAGATCTGGAATGGTTCGTCATTCGATCAAACGTCTGCTACTACTGGTGGGTTCTATAACACGCAAGGTGGATGGTTCCAAACACTTGGTACTAAACTGCAGAAAGTTTCAAATAAAATTCACCAAAAGACATTGCGTGGTGGTGCTAACTTCTTAGTTACATCTCCAGCAGTTGCAACTATCCTTGAATCTATTCCTGGATTTGCTGCAGACACTAATGGTGATAAAATGGAATTTGCCGCAGGTGTACAAAAGATTGGTGCAATCAATAACAGATACACTGTTTATAAAAATCCATACATGAAAGAGAATGTAATTCTTATGGGCTTCAGAGGAGCACAGTTCCTAGAAACAGGAGCAGTTTTCTCTCCATATGTACCTCTTATTATGACTCCTTTAGTTTACGATCCAGTAAACTTCACACCAAGAAAAGGTGTCATGACACGTTACGCGAAGAAAGTAGTTCGTCCAGAATTCTACGGAAAAGTATACGTGAAAGGATTGGAGACTCTTTAATAGTTAAATAGTTAAACACTTTTTAATTTAAAGAATTAACAATTGAAAGGGAAAGGGAGGCTTCGGCCTCCCTTTTTTACTGTTTTGATATTTATATAAAAAAGAAATACTATGGCAGTACCAAGAACGAAATACGAAATGTTTGCAGACATACGGTATGACGGTAGACTTGTAGACGTGTTAGACCGTATCCGAGCAATCCGTTTAGTTTTAATGGTTCATATTGAACAAGATTTAGGACCACATAAAGAGTTAGTAAAAATCAAAGTACTAACGCCATATCCTGCGAATAAAACATTCGAAGCAATAAGACAAATGTGTTTAGGTAAAATTGAAACCCTTAAGGATATGTCTTACAGAAAATCAACACTTACAAAATTAAGTTAAAAAAGTTACATTATGGCAACATCAAATAGGGTAAAGACCCCTCCAAAAAACAGCATTAAATTTTCTATAACATTATCAGAAGAACAGAAATATGCAAAAGCTAAAATATTAAAAACACCGTTTAACTTTATATTAGGTAAAGCTGGTAGTGGTAAAACATTATTAGCAGTTCAAGTAGCATTAGATAAATACTTTAAACGAGAAATTGATAAAATCATTATTACTAGACCAACCGTATCAACCGAAGATAACGGCTTTCTTCCGGGATCATTAGAAGAAAAAATGAGCGAATGGCTTGTTCCAATACGAAGCAATATGAGAAAAGTTTATAATAAACCTGAATTGCTAGAAAAAATGGAAAAGGAAGAAAATATAGAATTAGTAAGTCTTGCACATTTTAGAGGTCGGACATTTGATCATTCTATATGTATTGTAGATGAATTCCAAAATCTAACTAAACAACAACTACAAATGGTTGTGAGTCGTTTAGGTAAACATAGCACTATGATTTTATGTGGTGATAGATATCAGATTGATTTAAAATTTAGCAATGATTCTGCTATACATGAAGTCCCAAAAATAAAAGAATCTAAATATGTCAATGAAATTATTTTAACAGATAATCATAGACATGAGTCATTAGAAGAAATTTTGAACCTCCTAAATGAAAAGTATTGATATTTATATTAAAGGATATTAATGGACTACTCAGAAAATAAACCAATATGGCCCGGAAGCTCTTCATTTAGTAGCGGAAAAACACCATTTGGGTTTTTTGATGCAGACCCTTCTTTTCAGACTGAAGCAGATAGTTTTGCCAAGTTTGCAGCAAATCATGTTGGGTATCCAATAATGGATGTTGAGTTAATTGATATTAATTTTTACACAGCATTTGAAGCAGCAGTAATTGAATATTCAAATCAAGTTAATCAGATAAACATTGTTAATAATCTTGTTAATACATTGGGTATTAAAACAGGTAGTGATTTCTTTTCAAGTCAAGGTTTAACTGGAGCAGTTGTTGGTAATTCAATGGGATATATTACCAAATTAGCAAAAGCATATGGCACAGAAGCTGATTCGGGTGGTAATGTCAAATGGTATAGTGCATCAATTGATGTTCAAGACGGAAAACAAACATATAGTATACGAGAAGCAGTATCTGCGTCATTAGGAATAGAAGTTACCAATAACAATGGCATTGAGATTAAACGAGTATTACACAATACACCACCGGCAATTATTAGATATTTTGATCCATTTGTTGGTACTGGATTAGGTTCGCAACAAATGTTAGATGCATTTGACTTTGGTGGATTTTCTCCTAGTGTTAATTTTATGATGATGCCAATTCATATGGATTTATTTAGAATACAAACTATTGAATTCAATGACAGAATTAGAAAATCACATTTTTCTTTTGATATCCATGGTGACGATATAAGAATATATCCAGTACCAGGAACACAAGGAACTATGTCAACTCCGTTTTATGATAAAGTATGGTTTGAATTTATTTTCGAAGAAGATAAAACCAATGACGGGGTGTTATTTGGGAATAGCGCACTTTTAAACGATGTTATATCTGACGCATCTAATATACCATATACATATCAAAAGTACAATAACATTAATGATATGGGTCGTAGTTGGATATATAGATATGGTGCTGCACTCATAAAAGAAACATTAGGTTATGTTCGTAATAAATATTCTAATGTACCAATACCAGGAGGAGAAGTAACACTAAATGGTAGTGATTTGGTATCACAAGGACAATCAGAAAAAGATGCTCTAATTACACAGTTAAGAGAATTTTTAGATAAACTAACAAAAGAACAAATGTTAACAAGACAAGGAACTGAAGCTACTCAACAAATGGAGATACTAGCAAAAGTTCCATTAAAAATATATATTGGATAGGAGGTAAAATATGGCACTGTTTGGAGGACAACGAGATGCTAAATTTTTAGCCGCTATCAATTCAGAACTGATCAATGCAGTAATAGACACTGAAATTGAATTTTATAAATTATTAGTAGAATCATCAGATTCAAATTTATATGGAGAATCAGAAAGCAAATCATATTATGATTCTATACTTATTCCTTGTGTAATTACTAAAGACGAAAAAAATTCTAATATGGATGATTATGGTCATACATATACTAGAACAGGTAAATTTGCAATATCTAGAGATATATTAGTACGAGCAGACTTTTATCCTGAAGTTGGAGATATATTGCTTTGGGACAATGAATATTTTGAAGTAGACAATGTAGATGCTAATCAGTATTTCATAGGAAAAAATCCAGAAACGTGGCCAAATGGAGATCAACATGGTTATAGTGTGTCAGTGATGGTAGATGCTCATGTAACAAGACAAACACCACAAGGTATTAAAGATATAAGAAACGGAGGAAATAATAATTCTCCTGCATATAAAGGACATTAATGCCAAGATATAACAGAAAAAATATCGATCGTAAAACAAATAAACCTAATCCTAAAAAAACGGAAGGTTTAAACAATGATCCAGTATTAAATCGAGCTGAACAAGTACGGCGTGATGATGATGTTATACGCACGGTTAAACGTACGGTATATGATATTGACTATGCAATAAAATGGTATATAGAAAATGAAATACAACCTCAAATAACCGCAAATAAAAATTTAATAGACGTTCCTGTAATATTTTCAAATGGTGAAAAATGGGACAATGTACGTCGTTTAGGTTATCTTCGTGACGAAAAGGGAATGTTACAATCTCCTCTAATAATGCTTAAACGTAATTCAATGCAAGAACGAGACAACACCCGAACACTTGACGTTAATAGACCACAAGCAGGAAATCATATAATTTATCGTAGTAAATATAATAATAGAAATAGATATGAAGATGAATTATTTCCTATACCAACTAATGAGCCACAACAATCTAAAAAAATATATGTAGTAGATGTTCCAAAATATGTTAATATAGAATATGACATGATGCTTTGGTGTGATTTTACTACGCAAATGAATGATCTAGTAGATCAAATAATGCCATATGGTAGATTTGCATGGGGAAATGAATCGAATAAATTTGCTACAGCAATGGGTAGTGTTAGTTTCGAGACTGTTAATACAGTAGGCGAAGACAGATTAGTTAGAGCAACTATTCCTTTAACAGTTATGGGAACACTGCTTTCAGAACAAGAAACAAGAAAGTCTACATTGAAAAAAATGTATTCAGTAAAAAAAGTTGTTTTCCAAACAGTTATTGATTTAGATAACAATATATTTGAAACAACAAAAATACCAACTCAATTATTAGCAGCATCTCAAACTATTGCAGGCGGAGGTAGTGTAATAGTAAATGGTGGTGGGACTAGTGCAACAGTTGATAGTAACTCAATGGCATACTTAATAGGTCTTGTAGATAAAACTGCAACATATGTTTCTGCCACAACAGTAAACGTAACAGGAACTCCTAAAATTAATCCAAGCACATTAGCTTATGCATCTGTCAATGAATTTGATGTATATGTAAACGGACAATACATAGACAAAGCAGCATATACATGGACGCCAGATGAAAACACAACACAAACAATAGTATTCGATACTGGCACATTAGGCTATGATATCTTGAATACTGACACTGTTATTGTTAATGGGAGATGGGCATAATGGCAAGACAAATAAGACCAGGACAACTTCAAGAAAATGTATTATATAATATATCTGCGAGTTTTGCTATATCAGCATCTCATGAAATTACACATGAAGTCTCTTCTAGTTATGCAGAAACAGCAAGTTTTGCTAATTTTGCTGCAACGTCTTCATATGTAATTAACACAAATATACCAGAAAAATTACATTTACAAGTCAGAAATGATGATGTTGTAACAATACCGGCTGGCACTCCTATATACTCAACAGGTGAAATAGGAGGAAGTGAACGAATTAAAGTAAGAATAGCATCTGCTAGTAGTGCTGATAAAATGCCTTCTATCGGTATTGCTGAAACTGATTTAACTACCACCGGTAATACTAAAGATGGGTTTGCTATTATAAACGGAATTTATAATACCAACGTAACTCCAATATCAGGTACGCCTGCTATAGGAGATAATATTTATATTCATGAAAATAGTGGATTGACTACAATTAAACCGTCTGGATCTAACTTAATTCAAAACATAGGTACTGTATTAAAAACTAATGGTACTATAATACAAGGAATGAAAGTTTCTTCAATTGACAGATCAAATGATGTACCTAATCTGTTAACAGGAAATGTATTTTATGGTGTAGGAGATCAAGCAACACAATCGCCTTTAAGTGATATCATTAGCGGCAGTTTATTTTTATATAGCGGTTCATTTAGTGGTAGCTATGAAGGAGATGGATCGCAGTTATCAGGAATATCAACAACACCATTTCCATTTACAGGAGACGCAGTTATAACCGGATCATTAGTTGTATCTGGCAGTGGCACGCAA